CCCTTTGGCGTATCGCTTATCTTATCCAACTCATCAAAATAAATCACCGGGTTCATGCACTTGCTATCAATAATGATTTGCACAATCTTGCCCCACGTGCTGCCCTCATATGTATACGAATGCCCCTCCAAAAAGCTGCTATCGGTGGCACCTCCTAACGCAATAAACGCGAACGGGCGGTTCAATATTTTGCTAATGCCTTCTTTCACAATGGACGTTTTGCCCGTGCCCATCGGCCCCTTCAAGGCAATAGAGCTGCCGATAGACTGCGGATTGGTGATGAGCTGGCCGAGCATTTGCATAATTTGCATTTTGGCGTCATTCAGACCGTAGACCGCGTCATCCAGCTTTTGTAGCGCGCTAGACATAAAGTCATGACACGTGTCCACACCATCCGCAATGTTTACGGGCAGCGTTTCATATTTTCCAAACGGGATTTTCATAAACGTGTCTACCCAGTTTTTGATTTTGTAAAACTCGCCACTGCCGCGCTCCATATACTTGAGCGAATTGATGCGCTTCATCGCGGCGGCTTTGAACTCATTGGGAATATTGGATTCCAGCAGTGTTAACTTATATGGTTTTTCAACGCGAGTGAGTGCATTAATTTCGCGCAATTCCTTGATGATTTTCTTTTGAGGCGCAATATCTAGCTTGCTGAAAAAGTCAAAATCATTGGTGGTGTTCTTTTCGCGCAACTGTTTCTTAAAAATGCGACAATTCTTGTCTTTGCGCTTTTTATCTTGCTTCAAGTTTTGTTTCTTGATTTTTGCAATAGTTTCTTCGCATGTCTTGATGCACGAAATAATTGCGGCATTATTTTGTTGTCCTTCCTTCATTACCTTTAATGAAGCCAATACAGTTTCCGTCTCTTTTAACTCATCTGCGCTAGAGATGGACACCTTTTTTGTGGTCGGTTGGTCCGAAACTACTTCATTTTTAGAACGCGGTTCCCTTGTTTTTGCCCTTGTCCTTGTCTTTGTCTTTGTCTTTAATACCTTGTTTGTCGCGCTATTATTGCTAGATGAAGATATAACATCCTCATCTTCACATTCGTCTTCTTCCTCACACTCGTCTTCATCTTCATCCTCGTCCTCGTCGTCTTCGTCTTCATCCTCACTTTCCCCATCACTTGCATACTCATAATCGCTGTCATCCTCATCCGTCTCCCATAATTCGTCATCTTCTGCGGTATTGCCAATGGTAAATACAATATTAATTTTAGAAGAAGACTTGTGGTTCTTGCCTTTTGATAAATCATCTTCAAATTCACTTGCGCTCTCGCTCTCGCTCTCACTATTGCTATTTTTGTCACTGTCAGTGTCACGATTGCTATCCTGGTCCTCATCCTCAGTATCTTCCTTTTTAAGAGACTTTTTCTTATGAGAGTGAGTGGGGGATGATTTTTTAGAACTGGGTTTACTTGGCTTGATACATGTATTTTTTAATTTTTCGGTGGCCTCTATTTTCTTGTTCATATGTTTAGAAGGGAACATTTTGGAGACAAGCTTGCGATACTCATGAATGTCAAACTCCTCCTCCTCCTCGTCCTCCTCCCCCTCATCATCATAATCACTAGAGGAACAAGAAGAAGAAGAAGAAGAACAAGAGGAAGAAGAAGAGGGTTCATATTGTTTGCGTTTATGCGCAAGTTCTGTAGCCCGTTTATTTGCGTTTTTTTTAGTTTTATTGGCGATTTTAGTGGCAGCTTCTTTCGTCATGATATTAAATATATATAATTAATAATGTTTAAGTCTGTTGAATAAATAATGTAATCTATAAACACAAATGCACAAATGCAGAAACACCCAAATAAATAAAATTGAAGTAAACAATTCGGAATAAATAAAGTTGAAATAATTAAAATTGAAAAGAAATAATCTAAATATTATACTCGTAATAATATAAGATGTCTACTAAAGCTAGAAACATGCCCCAAAATAATTGCTCCAAAGTAATTGGAATACAGTTTAGTATTTTATCGCCCGACGAAATCAGGAAAGGTTCGGTCGCAAAAATTACCAGTAGAGAAATGTATACAAATAATAAACCCGCATTCAATGGTCTCTTTGACCCGCGAATGGGGGTATTAGAGCCAGGCGCGATTTGTCCCACGGATGGTTTAGGTTATATGGATACTCCCGGATATTTTGGCCATGTTGAATTGGCGCGCCCCATATTTTACATTCAATACCTCAATACTATCAAAAAAGTCGTGCGCTGCGTCTGCTTCAAATGCAGCAAATTATTAATCAGCAAAGAAAAGTATAAACAAGCGCTAGGCCTTCAGTCCAAACATCGGTGGGACTATGTCTTCTCTCTCGCAAGCAAGATTAAACGTTGCGGTGAAGACACCGATGATGGCTGCGGATGTTTGCAGCCGAAAAAGTTTCGCGCAGAAGGCATTGCTACTATATTCGCGGAATGGCCAGGCGACGACGCGAATGACAGCATTATCATCAAAGTCACGCCCGAGATGATGCTGAAAATATTCAAACGCATCTCCGACGAAGACGTCACTTTTATGGGGTTTAGTCCAGTATGGTCCAGACCAGATTGGATGATTTGTCAAGTGATGGCCGTTCCGCCACCTGCAGTGCGACCTTCTGTCAAGCACGATGCGCAACAAAGAAGCGAGGACGACATTACGCACATCATGGTGAACATTATCAAGACGAACAAGATTTTGCAAGAGAAGATACAGAACAATGCGCCGGAGAAGGTAATTGAAGACTGGACCACCATGTTGCAGTATTATGGGGGGTCCATGATTGACAACAAAATCCCGGGGTCCCAGCCGGTGGCACAACGGTCTGGCAGACCCTTGAAGTCAATCAAGGACAGATTGAATGGGAAAGGAGGAAGAATGAGGGGGAACCTAATGGCGAAACGTGTTGACTTTAGCGCGCGTTCAGTTATTACGGCGGACCCAAACTTGTCTATTCGCGAGCTGGGCATTCCAATGAAAATTGCGAAAAATATTACCAAGCCGGTGGTCGTGAACAAAATGAACAAGGCGTTCTTAAAGAAGCTCGTGCTCAATGGACCGGATGTTCATCCCGGCGCGAAAATCTTGGAGAAAAGGAATGGAGAGAGTATTACTCTGCGATATGTAGACAGGCCGTCGATTGTGCTAGAGGATGGGGACATTGTTCATCGCCATATGATGGATGGTGATGCAATCTTATTCAATCGTCAACCGACACTGCACAGAATGAGTATGATGTGCCATATTGCAAAAATCATGTCGCGAGGCGATACATTTAGAATGAATGTCGCGGACACAAAACCATACAATGCGGATTTTGATGGGGATAAACTTTAAACGTAAATTTATCTTGTCCCCAACAGGCGACTGCTTGTTAAGTTGTAGACAACACTTAATGAGGAAAACATTGTAATGTCTACTGGCTCATAGGGAAGATGAGCTAATATAATCGTCTAGTCATTTAAATAATTAATGTAAATATATAAACATAACTTGCGAATAGTAAAATAATGAATTGTCTATTGAATAAAGATGAGTTTCACAAAGTGATTGGTGAAATTTATAAGATAACAAATGTTGTAAATAACAAATGCTACGTTGGTCAAACAAGAAGTCACCGTTTAAATAGGAATAAATACAGGCCGTTTGGATATATTGGGCGTTTTAACGACCATATTAGTGAAGCAAGAGTTCAAAAAAAAGCTGGGTGTAGATATTTGAATAATGCTTTGTTAAAATATGGAGTTGAGAATTTTAAATGCGATTTGATTGTCACGTGCGAAATCGCGGAGCTTGACAATTATGAAATCAAATATATCGCAGAATTAAACGCAAAGTATCCGGATGGTTATAATTTAACGGATGGCGGACAAACTAAAGGTTCTCTAAAAGGCACTAAAATTGTGCTAGATAATCTGGAACCAGTTACAGCTGAGCCACGATTGCCAAACCCCAATCTAAAACGAAGCGAATACACTAAAAGTTTAATCTCTAAAAGGTTGATTGAATTTAAACGTGACATAACGCATCGTAAAGAGAAGATGGTGGTGGTTCAAAAGCAGCACTTAAGTAACAAGTTTGACCAATTTAAAGAAGTAGTATTTGATGCCAATAATATTGATAAGTATATTCATGTTGTGCGCAATAATTTGCAAAACTATGAGTATGTTAAAATTATCAATGGAAAAACCAAGACATCATTTGTAGGTAAGTATGAGACAATAGACGAAATAAAAAATAGAGCAAGAATGTTTATGTTAGAATTAATTAAATGGCAACGTAATCAAATTGCGGGAACCCCCTTAGAGCCTTCACTACCACTCACATATGGAAACACTTGTGAGGAACTCGGTTAATAGCCGAACCCAATGGTAAAAATGTGAAGGATTGGGCAATCCGCAGCCAAGCCCCTACACTCGTTATGATAGAGCATGGGGAAGGTTCAGAGACTAAATGGTTA